GTCAACACGTGGCTGCCCGTCCTCGGTGGCCGATATGCTGATCAGGTTCTGCCGGAGCGGGTTTTCCGTGTTACCCATCAACACGCACTCATCACCCGCCTTCGGTTCCATCCCGCCAAACTCCCTCTGGGGTACCGTTATCCCTTCCGTGTCGCCTTCCGACACTTCCACCCAGTAACCCCGAATCTCCGCCCCCGTAAAAACGGCACAGCGCATCAGGTCATGCGCCACGAACGTGTTCTCCTGCTCAAAGATGATGCGGTAATTGTTGCCCTCCCTGGTCACGGTCTTGATCTTGCCGTTGGCGGCGGAAACAACCAGCTGACCTCTTACACTGCGAACCGTTTCTATGAGCAGTTCCAGGGCTACCAACGTCTGCCGGATGGTCGCCTTGTCTATTGTTAGGTTACTGAGTCCCGTTATTTTATCTATCCATAGCTGCCAGCCCTCGCCGAACATGCCGTCTACGAAACGGGTACTGCGGAGCAATTCCCGGATAACAGCCGTCAGAAACTCGGCATTACCTTCGCCATCAACATTACCTCCGGATTCACCGGCCTTGTAATCCCCAAAACAAGCCCCTTTCAGAAAACCGATCACCTCGGCCGCGGTATCCCGACGGTGTTTGCTCAGGAATTCCCTTTGACTTCTTTTTGCCGAGTAAAGATTGTTATCGGTCGGCAGCGTATTATCGAAGCTCCGGATAATATCGGGAAGGGCCGCGCTACCGACCTTATCCTTCGTATAACTTTTCAGTTCCACGATGCTGTCGTTTACCCTGTCAAACTTGGACACCTGCAGGGCGTCGCTGATCTCCAGGTCCATCTCCCCGGGAAGGTTTACCTTACGGGTGATCTTCGTAATGCGGCTCCTGCGGTAGCCGTCCTTGGGGAAATACTCGGCACTCTCCAAGCGCACACGCCGGCCGACAAACAAATCGACTCCCTGCTCCTCGATCCATACGTGATCGGTCGGAGCCTTGTAAGAGGCGATGTCCAGCCAATATTCCTTATTATAGTCATCGACGGCTTTCCGGAATTCCTCCTCTGCCAGAGGGTAATATTCATCCGGCATCCGGACGTTCCAAAGGATATAGGTATCCCCTGCCTTCGGAACGAGCTTGCCGCCCGGAAGCTGCGTGTCGTCGCCGTAAGGCCAGATCGTGATGATCTCGAACTCACGGGTGGCGCTGTCGAAGTTCACCTCGAAATAATGGTCGTCCCCCTCCCCCAGCCCGGAAAGGTCGCCGCTCTGGAAGGAGACGCGTTTCGTCTCACCGGCCAGCTCGTAATCGTTAGGATCGAAATCCAGCCCTCCGTCCTTGAAGTAATAGACGGTAAAGGTCTTCCCTTCCTCGTCCTTTACCTCCTCACTGCGCACACTGCTTACCGTGCCCACTCGCCGGGGATAGATACCGCTGAAGGCGGCCTGCTCGTAATGGTCATAGATACCGTACTCGTCCACGCCCACCTCCACGTACTTCTTTTTTCCGGGGAGCATCAGACGGGGGCTGCCGTATTTCTCCGCGTCGATGTTCCGGCTGCTCCCGATCGGGAAAAGGCGCGTATAGAACTTCTCCGTATTGCTCGTATCCCGCTCCAGGGAGATCAGCCCCTTGCCGTATCCCAACGTGATCTCCTCGCCGTGCTCGCAACGGCACACGTTCACCGTCTGCCCCTCGACCCACCATTCGGCCTTGCCTCCCACCTTGCCGGCGATCTCCTTCAGAGCCTGGTCGCAGTACATGCCCTCATAGTCGATCACGATAAGATCGGTACCGTCCACCTGCCCCACCTTCCAGTCGGTAATGTTACCCATGCCGTCATTGATGGCCTTCACCACCATCGCCACATGGTCACGGGGCGTGGCGGTCAGCGTGAACAGGGGGTTGGTGTCACCGTCGGTGGTCTCCAGCACCAAGAAACGTTTGATAAGGCTCTCGATGCCGTACAGCTTCAGGTTATACTCCCATTCACCCTCGCTCACCTGCTTCGGCGTGTAGCGTTCCGTCAGCCAGTACCGTTCACCCAGATAGTCCGTGTAGTCGTTCACGTCCAGGGGCACGAAGGCATAATAGCTGAACGACAGGGAAAGCACATTCTCTCCCTGCACTTCCTTGCTTTGCGTCGAGCTGTCGTTCACAGCCACGCCCGCACGCTTGGTTCCGGCTTTGTCATATATCGTTAGAAGCATATTCCAATAGCGTTTGAATGGTTATATAATCGGGTTCGGTTCCCGGAACTTTACCTTAAATTTGCTGGCATGCACGCCTTCCGTCCACAGGTAGGTCAGCGGGGTAAACTTCGTGCAGTCGGCATACTTCACACGCAGTGTCAGATCAAGTTGGGGAAAACGGATGTCCAGCCAGCCGTCCTTCCCTTGTTTCAGAAAATTCACAAAGGCAAAGTACTGTTTCATCCAGCCTGCCTTGGTCTTACTGTAAAGGGCAAAGTGCAGCGTCACGTCCCGCGCTTCATTCCGTGGGGTGAGCACGGCGCTGTATTTCTCCCCGTGCTCTTCCCGGATGGACACGGCGGTATCCTTCTTGGCCTTGCTCGGGGTCAGGATGGCCGTCAGGTTCTCCATGCCCCCGCGCCGGTCTTCCACCAGGAACACGCCGTATTCCGTCCAGATGTCCGTGCCGTTCACCAGCACCAGTCCGCTCAG